TCTTGCGACTATTGGGTGCGGTCCATTCTTAAATCTATCACAGTACCTTTTTTTATTTTAATTTGAAGACGAATTTAACATTTTTTTCCCATACTTTCAGTATATCTATTTCTTTCAAAAGAATATCAATTGAACGGTCCATCCATCTTGTGCGCTTTGACTTTCGTGTCTTCTTTCGATAAACGCCTTTAATCTTTTGTGATTGCATTTTATAGATCGTTCCACCTTCCATCTGACCCAATCTATCAGGCATATAAAATCTATCTCTAATCCGTCGCTGATCCAGTATTTGTAGAAAAATTATAAGCCTGTGTTTTTCACTAACTGCATTTCTTATATTAAAATCCGACGGTCTCCAAAGAGGGTTTGATTGCTTACGTCTTAATTTCTGCCTAATTTTACCTTGCCATTGTCCACCCCTGGCAAATCTGGAGGAAACTGATTTTTGTTTACCTTTATCACCGAATTGCTGTTCTTCCCATCCTGTAAATCTATCACCAAAAATACTACCGGCTTCAGATTGCTGATTATTTATCGGGCCCGGAATTGCTTTATTAACTATAACATGCCTTTTAACGAACCCGGGAGATCGGATAATCATATCCTTATCGATAGTTTTGAGGATTATCGGTCTCATTTCAAACGCTTCACTATTCAAAACTCCGGCAACGACTCTCTGCATTTTTTTTGGAGCTTTTTTATACATACGCCTCAACAATATCAAATCAGGCGCCGACATTTGAAATATATCTTTTGACATAAATGCTGTTTTACCTCCATAAAACTACTTATATTATTATTATATATGTTTTAATATAATGATAGGTTTTTTTTATCCACAGATTATCAACAAGTTATACAAGTGTTATCAACAGTTTTATCCACAAGTAAATCTGCTTATAATTTGCAAAAAAAACTTCAAATACTCATTTATTAATTCTTTCCATTCTTATATTCCCAAAATTCCTCGCAACCCAATGATGATGGAGTTTGACAATCTTTCTTATAGGAAGTATTTTTATGTTTGCAAGAAGTGCAATTTTTTTCTACAACAACATAAGTGCCGTTAACCATGACACATTTTATATTAAATCTCGAATCAAGAAATTTTTGATAAGCAGCAAATATATCCAATAAATAGTGTATTTTTTTAAATATCATTTAAAACCTCCTTTAATTTTAATTATCGCATAAATAGATATAAATATGCAAATTATGTCTTGATTTAATTCACTTAAAATGATATCAATATCTTATATCAATTATAGGAGAGTTCATGGCAATTACTGACATACATATCGCTTTAGATGACAGAGTAAAACTAGGGTTATACCTGAAAAATCTTAGAGTGAAAAACAAATTAACTCAAAAAGAATTATCTGAATTATCGGAAATAAGCATAAGAACCATCACCTGCCTGGAATCAGGCAAAAGCGAAAGAGGCACAAAAATGGAGATAATAAACGCCCTGTCGAAGAATTTAAAAGTAGAACCTGAATTAATATTTCGAGAAAGAAAGAGATAACAATTAAGATCAGCAGCGCCGTAAGCGTCGGCTGGAGCGCCTTGTTAGGCACGGAAAGGATTTATATGCAACATATAACATTGACAGGACAGCAGATATTAGAAATGGCATTATTTGCAGGAATTATGGTTGATGACAAATACCCATTGAATAATGCAGAGAAAGAGACAGAATTTAAATTAGCATGCAACATGAAGGGGATAGAAATTAAGAGTGAAGATGAACCAGAAAATACGGGAAAATACACACATGCAATTTGGGTCGCAGAAGATCCAAAAGAAGGCGCATTGCCACTTGGGGATAAGCTGAGTGCCTAACGATGAATTAAACCGTGAGAGATAGCGAATCGGATTTAAATGAATTGTTATGTTGATTGATTTATGGGCAAACCAGTATAACAAAAGTGAGATAAATATTGGATTTAAAAATTCTCAGCTATTCAAGCACCGGGATTGTCGATGTTTTAATTGATGACAAACCGTATCGCTATATCATAGACGGTATATATATACCGGAATTTATAAGAAAAGCCAAATCATCAAGCGGAGCAGCGATTAATTTTCTTAAAGAAAAATCACGTCATTGTAAAGATTTATGAACAAGAGCCGCAAGACTCCGCTGGAGTATTTTTTATGTGCGATTGTCACCAAGAAACCCGAGAAGAAAAACTTTCATTTGTAAGCAAGCAGACTATGCAAGCTCAAAAGTATAGTTGGGTGAGATGTTTTTGTGAAATAAAATTACCTCTCTGGATGTCATATAGATGTCTTTATTGTGGTGAATATTATTGTCAGAAATGCGCTGAAAAACATTTTGGAATGACGCGAGCCGAATATTTAGCAAAGCGTAGCAATAATAGACGATAGAAAAATGCATGGGAAAGTGACTTTAAGCAAAGAGGATTTTGACAAGCTTGACGAGAAGTATTTTATTTCCCATTCCTCAGAAACGACAAAGTACATGTGTGCGAACCCAGAAGAGACCGAGCATTTAAGAACGCTAGGTGTCGATATGGACGGGGTTGTATGCGACTGGTTTGAAATTTGCTTAGAGGAAAAAGCAATCTAACAAGTCTTAGATTAACAATATCTATCTAACACAGATATTTCAAAGGGAATATAGACAAATGCGGTGATCACGATCAAATTGCATTGAGGGGTTATAAGTGGATTATCTAACGAAGAACATAAGTCGTAAGCAAAAATGGATTTTAATGTACTGGATATTTATTCGCAGGAAGAAATGGAAACTTTTTAAAAAGGCGTTGGTGTCAGGGAGGCATTTAGAAGCATGTTTTGAGTATGTGCGGAAGAACTTATAACAGAATAAGCTAAGCAGTCGAAGACTCGGCTTAAGCGCCTTATTAATCAAAAATATTTAATAATGAGGGGATGAAATGATTGAGAAATGCGCATGTGGTGGGGACGGCAAATTAAACACAAAGACAATAAATGGAGAGCGTCTTTATAAACGAAGATATCATAAAGCTACTCGCATATTGGAGCATGTGTCTCGATCAGCTCATCTTCCATCATATGGTGCTTTAATGGATTCGTTGAGTGCCATATGTGATGAACCCACTACCGATAATATTCGATTGGGGCAGCATATTTTGTCAAGAGCTACAATTTTATTACCTTAGAATACAGGAGATTATCGTGGATGGAAAACTAAAATCGATCAATGGCGGTGGTAAAGTAAATAAAATTAGAACCGCCACGAATGAATTACGTGATTTGCTTCCGGATATGATTGAACAATCAAAAGTGCTTGCCTTAATGAAAAAAGCAAAATATGATGCCTTTATTGAAGTAGGATTTACACCCGATCAGGCAATGCAATTATTAATGAACTCATATGAATAAAACATTTGCTATATTCTGGACAACTGTCATCATTTGCTATATTGTAGCAGGATATTATACGGTCAAAATGGCTGATCGATTTTCTTTCACGATAAGGAGCCTTCATGCCGATACCTATCCCCGGTAGACAATATACCATACAGGATGAAAACAGCCTTTCCCAGATTGCCGCCAGGGCATATGGTGACTTTACGCTCTGGCCACGCATATGGGAAGCGAATCAATTCAAATTAAAATCAGGCGATCCTAACGTTATCTTCCCGGGCGAAGTTATTATCATACCCCTTCTTCCGGAGCGGGAGATCGTCAAAGCGTCAACATCAGACAAAAACCTCTCTGGAAAAGCAAAAGATGAAATCACGATAGTTATTGATGGATTGGAAATCATACCTACATCAACAAAGATTATCAGAACTATGCACACTGCTGCCGATGGCTGGTCGGCAACCATACCCTGGCAAGAAGGTGAAGATCCCGAACTCGATAAAAGAGTCGCGCCCTATGCTTATCCTCCAGCTGCCGTTTACATTGGCGGTGAACTCATTATCAATGGCTTGCTTTATACTCCCCAATCCAGCAAAAGTGCGGATGGTACTGTTAAACATCTGCAAGGCTTCTCCTTTACTGCCGATTTAATCGATTCAACAATGAAACCTCCCTATGAAAAAAACAATGTCACTTTAAAACAAAGGGCCGACGAACTCGTAAAACCGTTCGGCATTGATGCAATATTTAACGATGATTTCGGTGGGCCCTTCGATAGAGTCACAGCGAAAGAGACAGACTCAGTTTTTTCACATCTCCTCTTGTTGGCCAAACAACGTAGTTTGCTTATCAGCTCCACCGAAGATGGAAATCTATCTTTCACGAAGGCAGCAAAGGGCAAACCTGTCACAACCCTGGAAGAGGATAAACAAGGCGCCCAGGCTTTCAATGCCACTTTCGATGGACGCAAGAGATTTAATACTTATCGGGCATTAGGCCAATCCCCTCTTGGCGCAAAAGTCGGCATTGCAAAGGACAGCAAAGTCCCTAGATCGAGATTTTTTACATTTCAGGCCGATGAAACAATAAGCGGCGATATTGAGCAAGCCGCCAAATGGCAACGATCAAAACAACTGGCCGAAGCCCTGACAATTCCATTTCCAGTAACAAGCTGGTTTGATCAGGAGGGGCGTCGCTGGAAGGAAAACACGCTTATAGAAGTTGTCTCTCCAACACTGCATTTATCAAAAGGCTTTACATTTTTAATAAAATCGGTAGAATATAATGACAGCACAACAGGCAAAACAGCAACATTAAATCTCATACCACCGCAGGTATATACAGGAGAAGAGCTTGTTGACCCATGGTCGTAAAATAATCCCCGAAGTAATCAAGAAAAACAAAATCGGCTTTTCTTGCCCGAAATGCGGCTCCCTTGACGTTTCCAGGACTATAAAAAATAACGACAAAAAAACATTAAATCATTGTAGAGTTTGTACATATGATTGGTATCTATAATTTAATTAATAAGGTGACTTATGTTTTTAGATTTTTTTTTAAGCCCAATAACAGATAAAAATACATTTACCGGTGGAATACTCGATACAGTTCGCAAGCAACATGAAAAAAATATGCTTTTAAAGAGCATAGATTCAGCAAATTAAACGCGTATTACCAATGAATTGACGAAAGACAATAGACAAAAACGAAAAAGTAATCCATGATTACCGGCATAGTAAAAGGATATGAAGTTAAAAAGAACCGTGATGGCGCCGGTGCCAGGTTAATGCTGCAAGTGGAGATCACCGATCCCGATGATATTCAGACGGTGGAGCTCATGTCTGCCTCTGGTGAAGACAATGTTCCTCCAATTGATAGCCGTGTTTTAATAGTCAGCGTCGGATCAGCTTATAAAATTGGCATCGCTATTGATGATGGTATTACTCCATCAATGTCGGATGGTGAGAAAAAAATGTATTCAATTGCTTCGGGCGCAATATCGGCTTTTATTAATTTACTTAATACCGGCATAATTGAACTGAATGGCAATGCGGACTTTGCCGTGAGATACAATGCTCTTGAAACTGCATTTGATGAATTAAAAACTGATTTCAATAACTTTGTTACCACTGTTTATAATGTGCATAATCATCCGACAGCGCCGACGGGCCCAGTATCCCCACCATCGGCTACTGGATCATCTTCGGCGGCAGATATAACAGGCGCTAAGATAGATGAAATCAAAGTACCGTAGTTTAGAAAAAGAATTAGTCTAAACCTTAAATCTCCATAAGGACAAAGGCGAGTTGCAGGAAACTGCACTCGCCTTTTTGCGTTTAAATAATAAAGGATTATCATGATTCAAGGATATAATTACAATCCCGATAAAAAAACCGTTACCAGTGGCGACAAAACAATCAATTTCTATTGTGGTCCTGACTTCACTCCGGAAGCCAGAACAGTACTTGATTTATATTTCGGCAATATAACTCCACAACATGCGCTGGTTGATATTGTCACAAATCAATTAAACATCCTGAAAGGCCCACAAAATGGCTGATTATTTCTCCGGCGATCCTAAATTGGTTTTAACGCCAAACGGCTCAAAGTTAGTTTTTAAGGGTGGCCAGCCTGTCATGGATCAAGGCCTTGAAAATCTCGCATTGATTTCTTTATTTACAAAGAAGGGATGGGCAGGAAATGCCTTTATTGCCGATCCCGACAAAAAAATAGGCAGTGATTTTGAGGAAACGGCAAATCAGCCCATCACTTTAACCAGCCTCAATGCCATTGCCAGGACTGCCGAGAAGTCCCTGGATAATCCTGCTTTCGGAAAAATAACTGTTGAAGTAACTAATCCTAATAGTTACAGGATCGATGCAATACTTACAATCGAAACCCCCGGCAGTGATATCAAAACACTTATTTTAACAAAAAACGGTCAAAATTGGATTAATCAAAATTTAAATCCTGCTCATAGGAGAATTTAAATGAATATACCTTCTACCCAGGAACAATCTGATCAAAACCTGGCCAACCTGGAAAGCCGGATTGGTCAGGATTCCCCATTGGCTGATAAAGCTTTTTTGCGAGTCGTGGCCATTATGGAGGCGATGGGATATACATCCCTTTATAAATTCGCCGTAAACAGAGCAAATCAGAATCTTGCCCTGACGGCCCAGGATGAAGATCTTGATAAACTGGGCATTGAATACGGCGTCACCAGGAAAGCCGCCGAGGCAGCTGTCCTGACCATTTCCCTTCCTGCAGATAATGGAACATTTATCCCCGCGACAATTGATTTTACTGGCGATGCAAATGGCGTCCGATATTTCCCAAACTTCTCAACGATAGCAGCAGGCGGCGTTGCCATACTGGATGTAACAGCAGAAGAAACAGGCGTTGCGGGCAATCTTCAGATAAACGATACCCTATCTATAGGCACACAAATTCCCGGTGCTGAATCGACGGCAACCGTAACGGCTATTCTCAACATCGGCGCTGCCGAAGAGACAAACGAAGCTTATCGGGCAAGGGTCCTCGATGAAATACGCTCCGAAGGCGGTGGCGGAAATTCTTTTGACTACCGTAAATGGGCCCAGGAAGTAGCCGGCGTTATCAGGGCATATCCCTTTGCAGGCCAGCCAACGATAATCGGCACCCCACCGGACAGAACGGTTTTTGTTGAAGCTGACACCACTATCGATCCTGACGGCATTGCACCGCCGGCATTGCTTGATGAAGTAAGGGATAGCATAACTACTGATCCATTAACGGGCCTCACAAGGCAACCTCTGGGCTTGACTGACAGCACATTATGGGTAGAATCCATCTCAAGAACGGCTTTTTATGTAGAAATAACAAATTTATCTGTAGATATAGCCATAGAAGCGGCAGTCAAAGCCGAGATAGAAACTGCCCTCATCAATTATTTTCTTTCCCTTGCTCCTTTTGTTTCGGGATTAGATTTCGATAAAAATGATACAATTACGGCCCTCACTATATCCGATATCGTACAGGATATACTCTCAGCGAGAGGCGGTTCGGCAACTGATATAAATTTCGGACTAAGTTTCGGAATATATACATCGACCATCGAAACTCTCGATCCGGGAGAAAAAGCGAAACTTGCAGATACGAATGGTATAGCTTATGTCTGATGTGACCCGCAAAATGATCAATGGCTTCTTACCACCCGGTTCTATTTGGGTGGCAGAAGAAGATGAAGGATTTGACCAGTTACTTGAAGGCATTGCCGATAATGCCGAAGATGTGAGGGCCTTCTTGTCGCTGCTTTCAGAAATCAGGCGTCCATCAACAACACCTGTTGAATTATTGGCCGACCTGGAAGAGGAATTCGGCATTGTCACCAATGAAAACCTGACAGAACAACAACGCAGAGATCAAATTGCCGCGATTAAATTTTCAAAAGGCGGAAATGGTAGCAAGGATTATCTCGAAGATCTTCTGCAGGCAGCGGGTTATGATGTTTACGTACATGAAAACAGTCCACCGGTAGATCCTGCCACACTTCTCGATACCGATGATTATCACCTGGCTGGAAGGACCGGAACAACGACAGCGATCATACCCACAGAAGATTATTCTCTTATTTTTTTCGTTGGTGGCCTTGCAACAAGAGATGGAATAACAGATGAATTGCTATCTATCGATGTTGGATTTGTACCCGCAGACAGCGCAGAAACATTCTTAAAAATGATTAAACGGACAATGCCCATGCATGCCTGGGCAGCGATAAAAGTCGTCGCATTCAAAACCCCTTATTTCGGATTTCTTACCGATCCAGATGCCGATACTTTCGGAGCACTCGTTGCAGAGTGGGTTATCCAGATATCTGCAGACAATGATTGGAATAGTATAGCCTGGTCACCTTCATTGAATCTTTACGCTGCTATTGCCGGGTCTGGCACAGGAAATAGAGTCATGACATCGCCCGATGGCATCAACTGGACTACCAGAACATCCGCTGCCGATAATGCATGGAATAGTATAGCCTGGTCATCTTCATTGAATCTTTTCGCTGCCGTTGCCGGGTCTGGCACGGGCAATAGAATCATGACATCGCCCGATGGTATCAATTGGACTACCAGAACATCTGCTGCTGATAATGCATGGCTCAGTATAGCCTGGTCACCGGATTTAAATTTATTCGCTACCGTTGCTGTTTCAGGCACCGGCAATAGAGTCATGACATCGCCCGATGGCATTAACTGGACTATCAGAACGTCCGCTGCCGATAATGCATGGAATAGTATAGCCTGGTCACCTTCATTGAATCTTTTCGCTGCCGTTGCTGCTTCAGGCACCGGCAATAGAGTCATGACATCGCCTGATGGCATTAACTGGACTATCAGAACGTCCGCTGCCGATAATGCATGGCTCAGTATAGCCTGGTCACCGGATTTAAATCTTTTCGCTGCCGTTGCCGGGTCTGGCACGGGCAATAGAGTCATGACATCGCCCGATGGTATTAACTGGACTATCAGAACATCCGCTGCCGATAATGAATGGAAGGACATTGAATGGTCATCTGGATTGGGTTTATTTACAGCAGTTGCACGCTCCGGCACAGGAAACAGGGCAATGTCATCATCTGATGGTATTAACTGGTCAATTCAAACATCTGCAGCGGATAATCAATGGAATGGCATCGCCTGGTCACCTTCACTCGAACAATTTGCTGCCGTTGCCGGGTCTGGCACGGGCGACAGGGTTATGATATATTCAAGCGATCTTGGCGGCTTTTTTAGTTATTTAATATAAGGAGCATAAAAATGGCACAAAGACCATCAGAAAAACCGGACTGGATACCCGATAACACGACAGGTATAACAGCACCTAACTCTATTAAAAGAGCCGCCGGCTGGATATTAGAAAAACCTCCATTTCAATATTTCAACTGGATGTGGAATTTATTGAGTCAGTGGACGGATAGACATGCAAGCCAGGCTCAGGAATGGATTGTCATTGATTCAGATACAGATGAACAGGATTATGCAACGCTCGTTGCCTGGGAAGCTGATTCACCTGCAGCAGGAGATAAGCTTCTCATAAAGGAAGATCAAACAATTACAGCACAATTTGTCATTCCAAGTGGCGTAACACTCAAATTCCTAGACGGAGCAAGACTACTATGTGCAACAAACATCGCAACATCAGTCTTGAAATCCGGCAGTGATATAATTATTGAAGGTGTCTTAAATATAGTTCTCAGCCAAACAGGCACAACGGCGATAGCTGTTGAATATAATGGAAATTCAATTACCGGTAAAATAAATATAATAAACTCTTCCACGGGAACATTAACGACAGCTCATCATATTAATTCAGGGAAGAAAGCCAACAACATCATAGGCATTGTCAATAATACCGGCGCAGGTTCTTTAATAAATGCCGTGATAGACAATTCCACCAATGATTCAAACAATATTATCATTGGTGATATAAATAATAATATTGTTGCTAGATCAAACGGCGCTTTTACATTTCAAGAAAGAATCAATCCGCTTAAAGGAATAGAAGTTAATTGGACATTTGCTGAGTTAGTCGGAACAGAAGTTAATTTTACTGTTTCAGAAGCTGCTTTAACCCGATTAACCGGAACAGATGTTGCATTCACTAATGGCGGTGCGAATACTTTAGGTGCATACAGATTTAATGGAAGAACATGGGTTTTATTAGGAAGCAGCTTAACGATTGCAACAATGGGTGCATCTGCAATAGCGCGTCTTAGCGACACCGATATTGCCTATATTGATGCTAATAATTCCAGCTTAAGGACTTATAGATTTAATGGCAGCACATGGTCACAAGTCGGCAGCAGTCTTTCAGCATCAGTATCCTCAGATGTCGCAATAGCAGCACTCAATAGTACTGATATTGCCTTTATCGAAGATGGAGGCGCCAATTTAAGGACTTATAGATTTAATGGCAGCACATGGTCACAAATCGGAAGTGATTTAAATTTAACATCGATTGGAAGCCCTGCATTAACAGCATTAAATGGAACTGATGTTGCTTTTATTGATACAACTAACGATAGCCTGAGAACTTATAGATTTAACGGCAGCACGTGGTCACAAGTTGGCAGCAGTCTTTCAGTCACAATAGGAACCGGTGTCGCATTAGCAGCCCTCAATAGTACCGATATAGCATTTATCGATGGCAGCAACGATGATTTAAGGGTTTACAGTTTTAACGGCAGCACGTGGTCACAGGTTAGTGATGATTTGAATATTCCTACTGTCGGCATACCTTCTTTAGCAGCACTTAATGGTACGCATTTAGCGTTCATAGATTCTAACAATGGCGATTTGAGACTTTATAGACAAAATTATACATTTGAAGAACCACATTATCCTTAATCAAAGCTCCCATAATTTCATCAATCCAGGCGTTCTATTATTTAAAAGAACAAATCTGATCTCAAGATTCATCAGATCGGAGAGGGCCGAGGCGAATATAAATAGTTTATATTCATCACCCATGTTCAACATATCTCCATTGTCGTCATTAAGATATTTCAATTTATGAATGCCTGAGATTTTACTATATTTAGGGTTCTGCAATGCATAACCCATTATATCCTGGCCCTCAAATCCAGCAGCCGAGATCAACTCGGCTCGTCCTTCATCGCAATCTGCTACCCATTCGATACCATACCAGGTCATATCAACATTCAAACGATCAGCGGCGACCTGATGACCCATTTCATGCGATCCCAACATCAACATAAATGCAAAAATATATTCTTCCATGATATCCTCCTTAATTTAAAGCATCTCCCTTCCGGGAAGAATAAACGGTCAAGCAATTTCTAACCAGATCATTACTACATCATCCTTCACTATCAGTTCTAATATCCTGACAATAAATACAGGTCTGTTGACGGCCTGCTTATAATAGAACATTATCTTGCTAAGACTTTCATAAATTTCAAGTATTTCCCTGGCTTCAGAAACAGAACAAATCAAATGATATTTGTTTCCAGCGCACTCAACACAACCATATACCTTACCGTCGATCACGACTTTCTCTGTAGATTCTTTACAAGCCATTTCATCTCCGATCAAACAAGTTATAATAATGCTTTAGCTGAATTGCTATTTTTTTCATTATACTCCTTTCGATACTTTAACACCGTACTACAGGCTGTTCCGAATCTTTCACTTATTTGCTTAGCCTTGAGCTCCGGATCTTTATCCCATAACTCAAAAATAGACATCTTTTTTTTCAGCATAAGCTTCCTTGACGATAATCCATAAGCCATTTTCATCACCATCTTGCCTTTCTATTAATTCATGAGTGAATGGATATTTCATCACCCCAGACATCCCATCCTAATCGCTTACGTCTAGCGAAGAGCTCAATTCTAGGGCCATCACTCTGCAGCTCGATGATATCCTGAAAATATTCTGGTTTTTGGCTATGCCGCATTGGTCGCCTAATCTTCCACCATGTAGTATCAATCCGTTTTTTTTCGATAGGCATACGGCCTTTTCGTCCCAGCAATAAAAATTCAGTAGTTGGGCAATATAATCCACCCTGTCCGGTTCCTTTCGGTTCTTTACACCACGTTAAAATTTGGCAATATCTGAATCCCCAAGATTTCAAAATGCAGAAAGCTGAAGGTAAATATTTCTGCGTCGTCCATAAATAGAGATCGCAATTCTCAGCAACAATACTTTCTACCGGCATTGCTGCAATCTGCTCAACAGTCATTGTCTGATACGGCATTTCACTATCTTTTGGGGTATAGTTTGATCCACGTGGGGCAATACTAGCTTTACCCCATTTCCCATATTTCCATGGTGGATCGGCAACTATAGTTTTATAACCGCCATCAGGTATAATTAAATTATCAAATGGATTTGCTTCTTTAGTATTATTCATGTTTTTCTTTTGTAATAACAGATTGATGGGCAATGCCCATCCTACACAACTAGCTTTACCCCATTTCCCATATTTCCATGCAGATACCTAATTCTTTCTTTTTTCTGCCATAAGCTAAATCTATATACAATCCTAACCCACTATTTTTCATGGCTCTCTTAGCCCTCTCACCCATACCGAGCAAAACAATCCCATGTCCCGGGCTTCTCCCGATTGAACCATCGGGCCTTATAAACTTGGTTTTCCCCTTCGGAAAAAGCATTGCATCTGCCTTCACAGCCCATTCATGAAACCAATCCGAAGAAGTGTATGCCCTGACTATCGCTATTCCACCGCCTTTTCTTTCTAAAAACTTCTTAAGCCAGGGCACATGTCCATGCCTTTTCCCAAAGGGCGGATTCATAAAAACAAAACCCTCCCAGGGCAACTCCAATCCGTTGTCCTGCTTCGTATATACTTTTGCTGCAGGTACCCAATGATGCTCACCAGGAGAGCATGGATCCAGATCATAGGTTTCAGCCAATGCACCCAATAACTCCAACGGCGTATACCATTCATCACTTTCACCTACATTATTTTCATGTTCTGCCATACTTACCTCATCATCTATTCTTTATCCATCACATTGTTTTCTGCGCTCTTATAATTCCTTATGATAAATTTTGCATCATCTTTCTCAATGCTTCTCCCGCTTCCTTCGCCTTTACTCCACTATTAGAAATTAAATTCGCAAATTGCATAATACCTTTTTCGATATCTTCATCTGTCATATAAGAAATATCATAACCAAACAAAAGCATTTCAACTCTGATATTACTTATTGCTTTTTTCCTCTTTCTATGCTCAAACCACATAACAAATCTATGCAATCCATCATCAATCACGATATTGAACTGTCCTTCATTACCCATTATTCGCTTTTTCACAATGCCTCCCTTTACAAGGTACAAACCTTTTGTTTAATTTCCTTGCCTCTTCTTCGCTGCTCACAATCCACATAGTTTGCGACGGAGATTTTCGGAGAAAGCGGCTTTCAAATATTCCATTATTTATCAAACCTTTATGTACTGCAAGTACATGCATTGAATTATGAAATATTTTATTCCAGAGATTTAATAAATTTTCATCTTGATCCATAACTTCCTCTTTCAATACTTCATCCAATGCTTCATAAGCAATCATTTCAGCAATCGGAATCAAACTTTCCCTTCTTTCTATGTATTCAGAATCTGTCATACCATCCCAACTTTTAATTTCACCTGTCTACAATTCCGAGTTTGATCAATATGTAGGAATTAATTCCTAATATCACTTGTTATGTTTCATCCGGTAAAGAATTAACAGAAACTCCGCCTTTTGGCCTGCTCCATCGCCCATCTTCATGCTCGGAATACATCCGTTGATGTCTTAACGCATAGCCGGTGCATTTGCTTTTATATTGCTTGCCGTTAACTACCTCTGTGACCATCCACATATCATCACTACAGCTTATTTTGCGCGGTGGGATCGCCCACTCTCGAAAGCACCCCTCTTCCCCTATGTTGTGGTCTTTCTCTTTATTGCCCCCACAATTACAAAACATAACCCCTGGCTGCATTTGACCGCCATTAGCGGGGTCTTTCTGATTTTCAGCGTCTTTATTCTTCATGTTCTCCCTCTCTTCCTTCATTGTTTGGCGGCAACTGAGCCAACCTGTTAGAAATTTTCTCTCCCTAACAGCTTCACCAATTTTTCCCAATTTTTTCGGCTTTTTGTCCTAAGTTTTTCTGCATATCCATAGGGCATGGTTCCTCTTGCTACAGCATTGTCCTCTATTGCACAAACTATCTCTACTATTTCAGGGCCATAAATTTCTAACCACTCATTCAACTTGGAATGCTCACAAGCCGCTTGCCCTTCAATATCATTCTGCTTGCTACATTTCGGGCAATACCAAACTGTTTTTTCAGCATTAGTCGCATAGCCATCTCGGTCTTTTAGTTCGTGTCTACAGTGTTTGCATTCCATGGTCTTCTCCTTTTCGCATCCAGTTAATTAAACTTGTTAGCAATCAAGCAAGCGTTTGAGGTCACCTACTCCCCGCCAATTTATCAAGTAACTTCTCCATGGGTGATCTTCTGGCCACCCCCAGAAGTCTACTTCCTCGCCGTCTGGATTAACAATATGGTCGATGTAGTCTATCTCCCCACAATCATAAAATATAATGAATTTCCAGCCTTTCTCATGCTCAAAAGTCACATTCGCACACCAGTTTTCTGAATCACATGATTGCTCTTCTGGTGGGTTTAAACTTTCCACCATTTCAAGCAACTCAGTCCAGCTATTAATGCCGAAGTTGCTAACCAATTTATGCAACCGACCGCTATCCGTTGTCTCGTTTTGATCGGGGTTGCTTTCTTTTTCGTTTTCAGTGTCCATATGTCTCCTTTTTAAATGCGGCCGCTGATAATGATGTTATGCGTCAGCAGCCTCAATCTTCATCAGCATTACTGGCTCAGTCTTGCTAACAAATGCGTGGTAGGTTTTACCGCTCAATCCAGCCTGCACTTTTGGTGTGTGCTGCAACAACGCTTTTGCCAGCTTGTAGCCTTGCTCCATATCCATGTCAAAGTTCTCATAGAATAGATTTTCCATGTAACTATCGTCCTCTCGGTGTTCGTCTCGCACTCCGAGCATGTCCGCTACCAATTCCTCAAAATCAAATTCGTCCATCTTTGTCTCTCCTAGCGCCGTAGCGCATAACAAGTAAATTAACGCGGACTCGCTACACTGCGTTCCGCTCTCCGGTTATTACGGCGTTGGGTTGCTAGTTGTCCCAACAACGGCACTCTCTTTTATACACATTTGTAGTTTCTGGCAAGGAACACAGCGGGCATACCATTACATCGTTTGGATATGTTGCCGGTTTGTACCAATCCCCACGTGCACAATCCTTTTGCCTTGGATTGGCACGCAACCCAACCCCACGCTGCAAAAGACCGCTTTTCACGTTCCCTGTTTGGCTTTTATTGTCGCTTTCATTATCCATATCATCTCCTAATTAAATGCCTTGGTTTCGCGGCAGTTGACCTTAACTGTTATGCCACACCGCGCAACATGGCACTAACACTCGCTGGTCGTGCCCACGAACTCTGAAATCGAGCCCACTCAGGATCACGCACCCCTTTTTTATCCCGGTATAGCATGGCCATGGGCAGAAAGCCTGCACGATAAGTTGCTATCAATCGGCTTGTTGCCTGCTCGAACGTGTCTTTTCCGAAGCCGATCAGCACGTAGGCACGTAGGCTCGATTTCGCTATGCCATTAATCAGCAGTTTTTTTCCGGCAATTTTCAACGGTTCATAAGCATCCGGCGTGTCGTACGCGAAGAACATTTGCTTCGGCTTCAAGTCTTTCAAAAGCTTTACATGCCAGTTTTCCAGTCTAGCGGCTTCTAATCCACCAGTGAGCTCCACTCGATGGCCCTCCTTTTTCTGACGGTGAAGCATATCGAACACCGCGCGGATATGACTCTCTGAACAAGCGAGTAAATTATCGTCAAGCACATTCCATCCGTCTGTAATCGGCAACTCCTTTATCGTCATGCCTTCTCTTTTCCATACGCTACAATGTGGGCATCTATTAAGACAGCCGCGACTTGTAATCACATATCCGCGCTGCACATATAAACCGGGCTTGAATTCGCCGCCTGGAACACCTAAGGCCGGGCCACCGAGCTTGATGTTTTTAGTAACTACTTCCCACGCTTTTGCAAGCCTTTCCGCCTCTCGCAAATCCCAAGAAAAAGCGACACTTATATGCACCTCATCAGCTTCGGCAAACATTGTCGGGTCTCCGACATATGCCATGTCATCAATGGGTGTCGCTTTTGTTCTTCGCGGAAAAACTCTGATTATTCTATTCACAAAAAAACTCCTCTGTGGCATAACAAATCATTCAAGGCCACTGCGTTGGACGCGTTACACGCGCCCCTTAATTCAAGCTGTTAGACCTTCTTTTGCTCTATGGTGGCTTTTCGTTTTATCTCCCTAGCTTCCACCATCTTCCTTGCCGTTTCAGGGCTTAGTTGCCGCTTAGAGGCTTTGCCGCCCTTAGAGGCAAGGTGCTTGCTTATCAGCTTATCATCAATAGGCTTATCACAATGAGGGCAGTTCATTTTATGCCTCTAATAAGCTCGGCTATCATTTCACCTTCTCCCTTGTTAAAGCTGAAGGCTGCTCCACACCCAGTCTTCTTACCATCCTTGGCTACGCTTATCCGCATGTTTGATATTGTATACTGCCCTTTAACAATATCATCTTTTTTCAACTCTAAATATTTGTACGATCTGCCCCCACTTTCATACTCTGTTCTGTCGTATATTATCTTAGTCATCGGTTCCATCCCATAAAGAGGCTTCAGCTTTTGCTATTAACCCACAACGGCATCTAGCCCATGCCTCCCCATTCTTCTTTGTCCATGTTTTTATCTGCTTATGCCCCTTGCAATCCTTCTCTCTCTTAATCGATGCCTCTCCAGCTTTCAGTGTCGCCTTTAGCGCTTGGTTCCAATTCATCATGCCCTCCTTTATTGTGTTTTTTCTTAACGTTATAATTATAGCGTAACATAACCGCTTATGATTGTCAAGAAAAAAATAATCCGCAAAAGAAGGTCTAACCCTCCATTCCAGCCGGAGGCCTAACGGCCCCGCTGAATATTTTTGTTATGCGTCCAACATTTCCTTTAAATCAGCCATAGAATTGCCCGTCCCACAATTGGGTGTCACCTTGTCTTCTGGGGTTGCCTTAATTATGGCTCTTAATTTGTGCATGTAATCAACTATCGGCTCCTCTTTGTGCTTATGCTCTAATCTCTCATGCAGCCAGATCAAAAACTCTCTATCTTTCATAGCTCTCCTTTCGCATAACCAAGCGTTTCAAAGGAAATTTGCCACTCCTTTCGCTCGGCTATTTGATGTTTTATCCAGTGGCAAATTCCACTGAACTTAAATGTTATAAAACTCTCTTTCTGAAAGAGCTAATCCCTATTAATATAACTCCGGCCAATATTGTTCCAAGCCCTTCTTGCCATGTTCGAGTCACAAATGCCACTAAAGACCACCCGATTAAAGCAAAACCTATTTGTTTCAATTTGTCCTCCGTAAGGTAAAAGTTTTATAACCCTGCGTTCAACCAGCAGACGCCTTCGGCGCAGGGTTAACATCTTTTGTTAGCCCTTCTTCGGCTCTTTCAGATTGTGTTGCTTTTTCAGCGTTTCCTCGATTATTTGATTAATTGTCTGAGGCTTTTCATTTAATTGATCCAGCATCCATTGCGGCAATCTTATGCCAACAAA